TGACTTCTCTTCAAAGAGAAACGAGTGTGGTAATAAGCAATATACATCTACTGAATCTTCTACCCAATCCATCAAAGAGGCAGTCGCCTTCGGCCCAAGACCTGCTTTCTCGCACATTTCTACGTCTATTTCATCCATATTTTTACATACAGTAGAAAGTTTATCGGAAGCTGTCTTACCAATCAGGGGAATGCTCAATGCTGGTAGTAATAGGTTTAGTGATGCTTTTTTAGAGTTTTCTATCTCGTTATACAATTTCTCGGCTAGCTTTTCGGAGTTTAATGCAAGTGCAATATCTGCAACAGTTAAGTCATAAATATCTAACACGTTGACAAGCTCTAGTTTAGCTACAGCAGCGGGCCCAAGACCTTTGATTTTAAGGGTCTTTGCAAAGTGTTCTACTTTCTTACTTGATTGGCTACCACAAGAAACATTGCGGCAGTAAAGAAGAGAGTTACTCCACTCAAGATCAGAATTACAGCTTGGGCAATTCGTGGGGGCTTGAATCGAAAACACTAATGGGACTCCTCTGAAATTGAACATATATTATACGAGATTTTAAGGTTTCTGTCAAGAACTATTTTTCCTGAGGTATAACTTAAATTATACACGGCGTACAATACGCGGTATAATTTCTCCACTACGAATAACTTCTACGTTACACCCGATCTCTAACTCTAGTTCTCGAATGTAATCTATGTTATGTAGAGTGGCTCTAGCTACTTCTGCCTCACCTATCGTAACAGGCTCTAGAATTGCTACAGGGCTTACGACCCCGCTCTTGCCTACTTGCCATGTTACATCTAGTAGTTTAGTTACTACTCCTTCCTTCTGCTCTTTAAGAGCAAAAGCACCTCGTGGGTGGTGAGCAGTATGTCCTAACTCTAGAAATTTAGTATTATCGTCAATGCGATACACAGCACCATCCGTAGGGAAGGGGCTGGAATCGAAGTGAGTAACAACACTCATTCCAAGATGCCTCAAGGCACCCATAGTAGACATATAAGTCTCTAAGGTACTTGGGTACACATCGTAAGCTACAAACGTAAGATCTCTACTAGAGAAAATCGATAAGTCTTTCAAGTTCAAAGAACCTGAAGCGTAGTTACGAGAGTTAGGTATACTACTAGGAGCAACAACCTCTCCGGTAATCTGAGTAAAATGTCCGCCGTTAATAACATTAGGTACTAACAACTCCATCTTATCAGTTATATCTCTGCCTACTTTACCGTCACCACGAGTTAAAGCCAACTCTAGGCGTCCGTTAACATACAGCAAAGATACTGCTGCTCCATCGAGCTTGGGGGTACATACACAGTCGTCCACGTTTAACGGTGAATCTTCTATGTCGAAACATTTCTGGAGCGAGTACATTGGGTACAAATGCGGCACACCATCAGTAACAGTATGTCCTACATTACTGTAGTTATACCTAGCCGCTAAACTATCAAATTCATCATCTGATAGCATAGGAGTGCCTGCATAGTACAAACTACTTGCTTTGTCCAAAAAATTCTTCATATTACCCTCAATTCAATATATACTATTATACTAGAGAGAGGGACAAAAGTCAAAGGTTATTTATACATTTCGTCTAAATAATCTTTAAAGAACTCCTCTAGGATGTCCTTACTCTCTGCTAGAGATAGTATTTCGATAAGGCCAGCAAACAACTCTCTTGAATTACTTAAATCCAAGGGCATTGCTACACCTTCTCTTCCTGCTCTCCATTCTTCATCAAAGTCTAAAAAATACTTTCTCACGTGCATATATTCAATACCTCGAAACGAGTTAACTACAAGACGTACTTGTGTTTCTTTTGCTTCATCGTAGTGAATAACCTTTTCATACTTAGAGGGAGCTTCGTGGAGTTCCATAGCTATACCCCATTCCGAAGTATAGAGGATAGAGGCACCACGCTAGTGACGCTCTCAGGCTTTAGCAGTCTGTACGAATCTGTATCCCAACAAAAAAGCAAAAGAGTCCTGTCAGATTCTTTTGCCCGATTAGTTTTTGTTTGAATATAGGGGGTACTAAAGTCAATCGTACAAACATTGTACTTTAGTTTTTTCGAGTTTTCACTTCTGTAGGTAATGATAGCATCGCCAAATTCGGTTACTAACTTTGCTAAGTCCTCTTTCTTCACAATTACTCCTTAGTAGTAGGTTAGCAAAATTTATTTTGCTGCATTACTCTCTAAGAGAAAAGGTGGCCCCGAAGGGCCATGAAAGATTTAGTCCTCTGCGTCAGCGGCAGATAGTACACCTGCGAAGTAAACTGCTGCTTTACCAGTCAACTTAGAAATTACATCTTCGTCAACTGCTTTGCCCATGTCTACAATAATTGCTGTAAGTGCGTCTTGTGCTGCTTGCTTTGATACTCGTGTGCCGCCTGTTGAACCGCTAGAAGTACTGCTACTTCCGCTTGCTGCAGGGGTCTTTTTGATGTAAACACCAGCTTTGCTAAGTACCATACGAACTCCGTTGGGAGATTCGTCATATTCCTCAGCGATATCTTTTACGATTTCCATTGATGTTTCGGGGGTAGGGGTTGCGTTCTCGTATGCTTCGATTACCGCTGCTTTCTTATCGTCGTCCCAAGCCATGTTTCTTTTCCTTTTAATAGGGTGGTTTAATCCTGGGCAAGTGCCCAGTACGTCTCGTTGTTGTGCGTAAAATCGGTCGCCCATTGGTTTCCTCTCTTTATTGACAACTATTATAATTCAATTTAACATTTCTGTCAAGAATTTTTTTCTACTAAGTCATTAATACTGTAGGGCATAACACGCACATTTACATGAAAATAATCTAAAATTCTGTAAGCGTCATACCTATGATGCCCATTAATGATATAGCCATCTTTGTCTACTGTAATAGGCTTAAGTGTTCCTGCTTCTATCTTGTTAATTTTCTTTAATAACTTTTCTACGCTTCTTTCGCGTTGAACAGACCGAATCTGCACTATAGACAGAACAGTAGTAGGAATATCACTGTCATCCACAGCAGGAGGCGGAAGGCCTCCGGTAGGGGCAGGATCATGCCTAGCGTCTATATAGCTATCACCTTCTTGCTCATACCCCATCCATATCATTCGTGGGTGTACCATTGAATCATTAGTTTCCAAACTAGACTCCTAACCTCTTGTAAAAGTCAATGTACTCATTCCATCGGAAGTAATCCCTGCGTAGGTAGCAATAGTGCAACCCATCATATACTGTAACATTTTCCTGATTCGACATCGTATCTCCTTTGCCATCTGCTAATTGTTTTAGTGCGAATGTCTTCCCACTTGTTATTTTCGATATCCCAAGCTACTATTGTATCTGAGATATCATACTGTTTGATCTTCTTGTCTCCTGCAAGCGTAAACCAGCCGGACAAAGTTCTACCACTATTGACACTCATATACTCTATAAAAGTGTCTCCGTCGTATAAAGAATCTAGCACATTGTCTTTGAAGTCCATATTGCTCACCAATTATGTATGTTACCTGCTATAATAAAGAAACAAGTAATAAAGTTAACACCAACAATAATAGTTCTAATCATTGCTATTTTGTCTGCTTCGGCATCAGTTGCGCCTTCTTTCTCACCTATAGCCTTGGCCCACAGCCTCCATAAGTTTTTCACTACACCCTCGTTAAATCTACTCCGTACCCAAGCAGGTGCTCTAGTTTACCTAGATCATATGCTGGAGAATATGCGTTGAATCCTCCAACTTCTGTGTTGGAGTATGAACTCTCGCTAGAATCTACTTTCTCGGGAATATAGATTGCATAGCAGGGAACCCCGTAGAGAGGTATATACTTAGCATCATCTAGTCTTCCTTTAATTTCTGCAGGGGCATGATGCGCTGCAGACCAAACTATCTCTTTCTCTGAGAATTCTTCAGCTACACACTCTTCTGGTAGATAAGCATTTTGTAGCCTATCTTCAAGAGAAGCAGGTCTCTGAGGAACTCCAATCCTTTCTAGAATTGCTTTTACGAAAGAAGCAGATCTATACAAACCTTTTGAAATATCACTAACTGTATCGCCTTGTAGATAAAAGGTAATTGCCTCTTTAATCTCACCAGCAGTGGCAGCTTTGCCTTTGTTAATAGCTTTTCTTCTAGTAGTATAGTCCTTACGTTCGTTATAGTCCTCCAGAACTTTTGTCAGTCTGGTCGTATTGTATGCTATATTTAGAATCTCGCACGCTTCCTTCTTCGTAATAGCTTTTACTGTAGAGGAGGTCGGATTCAAAAGAGCTATCACTCGCTCCAGATTTACATCCGTTAGGTTCTCGTAACTTTTCTTCTTTACTCTTGCCATTTTCTAATTCAATCTCCAACTTAAACATTAAACAACATACTGCGTGTGCTAGATGTGACAGCCCGCTTTCTGGGTCTAACTCTTCATCATCTATGTGTGCAAATATGTGCCGAAGTGCACCGGAACTGTATCTATTATGTAGATTGTCTAGCTTCCTCCAATTTTCTTCGTCGTACTTCTGAGCGCCGAAGGTTAATACTTTAGCTACTTCTGTGAGTGCTTTCGGAGGGAGCAAATGCATTTTTGGCTTCTCTCCATCATATTTTATACCTTCCATTTTACAGCAATCCCTTCTGTTTGTCAAACGATTTTTGGAGATCACTATAGCCTCCGATAGGATAATCGTATAAAAAAATCTGCGGATATGTTGTAAACTTAACTTTTTCCCACAGCTCGTCCATCGTAAAATCTGAATCTAATTGTAAGTATGTAAACTCTACACCTTCACTCTTGAGTAAGCGTCTTGCTTTATCACAAAAGATACAGTCCTGTTTTCCATAAACAACATATGGTTTGACTACTCTCATTTTTCTATAAATTCCTCGATCATTGGAAATATGGGTTTCAAGGCTTCAGCACATTCTAGAGCGATATTTTGGTGTTCTAGTTGTGTACCGTTCCCGCTACGCAGTTGAATAAAGTGTACCCAGCTACGAATTGTTCCTGCCATATATAATCGTGATGGAGTGATACCTTCTGGTAAGACTGCTCTGGCTTGTTCTTTTGCGATACCGTTCTTTAACGCCCAGTTATAGGCAGTCATAGATGCGTGCCAAGCATTTCTCTGCTTAGTTAACCACTCTAGATGTATGGGGCCGTCCTCTAGTCGTACAGAATTTTGTCGATTCTTAGGGTCTTGTCCACGAGCTTCTCTGAATGCAGGTATTGGTAACTCATCTACTGTTGCATATCTTTGGCTGAACTCTTGAAATGAGAACGACCTGTGCCGTAGTATCTGTCTAGCAATATCTCTGGTGGTGTCGATTTCCATTGTCACAGATACCATCTCTAAAGGAGACCAGTGTCCGTGCTTAATTAAGTATCGTACTAACTTTTCTGCTGTTTCTTCATTGTTTTGATTCGAAGGGTTTGATACCCTTGCTGCGAATGCTATATCGTTCAATGCATCATCGCTAGATTTACTAACTATTCTAACTGCCACTATCTTGTAATCCTTTCGTTATAGTCTGCTTCTGTTTCATCCCACCACTCTGGTTTGTCCCTGTATTTCCAGCTAGCAAATGTTGCTTTGTCCTTGTGATAAAAGGCTCTGTAGCTGGAAATGGGATCATCGGACTTGAGTTCGTCGGGCATAGCCTGTGCAAAGGTACTAAGACCGGTACTGGGTAAGCTGATATCAGGTAGCTTGAGTATGACCTCATGCACTGATTTATGTTCTTTACCGTAGCGGTATCTATACTCATCGTTGAGCGCGAGACCGTAGCAGAATAACCATTCGTAGTTCTGCTGGGACTGTCTAGCCCATATAGTACAGGGGTGATTGTACATAGTGGGAAGATAAGGAAAGTCCCTAACAGTATTTTTCTTTGCTTCTTTAACAACTGCCCATTCCTCTCTTGTAAGTTTTTGGGGTACATAGCCAAGGTACTTATCTATCCAGTGATTGGTACACAGCATTTGTGCTGCCTCTAAAGGCATCTTTACAATATGCTTGTCGACGTGGTATTCGGCACACTTGTCTAAATCTTCATCTAATATAAAAATATTCATAGTGTGTATTATGACACCTTGTTATTAATTTGTCAAGAATAATTTGATTACAAACTAGCATACATTTTCTAATCTTGACATTAGTCTTTCGGCTCTGTTAGGTACTTGACGATACCACAATGAGTCCCTACCTTCTTTTGCTGCTTCTACCCAATCTTCTTTGTTCAAAGCTGCGTGCATGTTCTTAAATTTAGATAATCGTGGTCTACCTAGATTGAACATCATATTTACGAGAATTTCTTGAACTTCCCCTGGCCAATCGTCGAAGTAGTCCTCTCGGTACAGGATTAAACACTCTCGTATGGACGTATGTAAATCTTTCATAAACACTGACTTGACTCGATCGGCGCTAACCTTCGTTCCAACGTCTAATCCAATTTCCTCGTCCTCTTTTGTTATCAGATGGCCGACTCCAAAAGTAGGATATCCCAAATGGTCATTGTAAATTTCATACTTGACTCCTTCGTCTAATTGTAGCTGTTTGTATACGTTATCTTGATTCATCTGCAGTCCTCTGCTTTATTTAACTCGCCTGTGTACTCATAGAAGTACTGACGTTCTGTTAAGAATAAAATTTTATAGTCATCTGACTTATTGCTGGAGTATTCTTCCAAATCCTCTAGTAAACACCAGTCTCCGTTTGGCCACTCACACACTTTTACTAAATCATGCTGTGACATTTCTTTGCTCCTCAATCTCAGGTGCGTCCTTCGCTTCATTACTTTCGTCCTCCCCGTAACGACCCCGCTCACGATTTCCATCACCGTTTAGCTCTGTTAGATCCTGTTGGGTTTCTTTAAAATTTCTTTCCATTACTTTTCCCTGCTTACGCCTTGAACTTTTTCGTAACTTCTCATAGCCCCTAAACCTAGCATACCCATCATTACGGGAGTGAGTGCTTCTGTGTCTACTGGGGGTAATTCTATCCATACAGAAAGTATGGGGTGTACTATCACATTATATAGCAGCCCTAAGCCACAGGTCCAACCAATTGCTGGTCGCCACCCTGCTACAAATAAGGATTTATGTGCAGCTTCGACTTTGTTTACTTCTAGTTGTGCTAACTGTTGTGCGTGATGCTGTTTATCTGCTAGTGTAGCTATTTCGTGAGCTAACTTATTAGCTTGATCTTTGTCTTCTATAAATTCTGAAACTAAGCCTGATACAGGCCCAACTAACTCTTTTAGAAATCCAAGTGCCATTATATTTCCTTATAAGAACTATATAGTGAAGAAGGGACTATTAAGTCCCTTCAGTTTTACTACCAAGCTAGCGCTGATAACGTCCCCATTACTATGGCCAATGACCATATGAAATCACAGAGTATACCATCGCAGGCAATCTCTTCTAGCCTCATTTTCATCTTTTTCACTATTTCTCTCTTCCTGGGCGTTTGTGGTGCTCCGACCTGTTATCAATTTATCCAATGTAAATAAATCTGTATTGAAAAATACAGAAGCATTACTGAAACCCCAAGAGTCGTTCCATTAATCATAGTGTGTAAATAGCTCTTCGTCATTTACGTCAAGCTTCCCCACGTCCAGTAACCACTCTATTGTGTCTATGGTTCCTTCTCTTTTTCCTAGCTTAAAGCTGCTGTACATAGCTCCTGCTATTATTAAAGCTAAAAGAGCATAAAACTCGATACCGGTCATTGGACTACTCCTGTTTTTTCTTTTTGTCTTCTTGGGATTTCTAAGATATTATAGGGGAATTCGGTTGTAAAGTCAAGTATTATTTTTGAGTGACTGTTAAAAATAACACTTGACTTTGGAGGTTATTACTATTATAATTATACCTATAATGAAATAGGAAATCTATGAAATATACGAGAAGACCTTGGACACATGACGAGAGAATTACACTATCTAAGCAATACTACTCGTCTGACTGTGAGAGGCTGCAACAACTGTTTCCTGACCGATCTTACAACTCTTGTGTAAAACAAGCTAAGTATTTAAGAGATCGAGGTTGGGTATTTACAAAGAAGAGTAAGGAATAATGCCAAAGAAAAGAACAAACACAGAAGAGCTTATAGAACAGCTAGAGATGGAACTTGACGTTCCGGAGCTGGACTTCGAGAAAGATACTTATGTAGACGATGACTACGAAGATGACGGACAACCCGATACCTACACAGAGTATCAAGACCTTTACGAAGGCGATGATAGCTTTGGAGAACATTATTAAGGTATCGGTAAGAAACGGTAATATAAATAGTGCCATAAGAGCACTAAAACGAAATACTAAAGACACCCTCATTGAATTGAGAGAAAAGCAACATTACGAGAAGCCTAGCTCCAAAAGGAACAAAGCGAAAGCATCAGCTCGTATCAGAGAACAAAAAAGGCAAAGAGATGATAAGCGGAACAAATTTTGAGTTAGTTGGTGACTTCATGGAAGCGTTTGGACAAACGTGTGAAGTAGAGCCTACATTAAGTGACTTCAATACTCGAGAGCTAAGAATCTCTTTAATTGAAGAAGAGTTGGACGAACTGAAGCAGGCTATCGAAGATAGAGATGTTGTAGATGTAGCAGACGCACTTACTGATCTGCTGTATGTTATATACGGAGCAGGCCAATCTTTCGGCATTGATTTAGACGAGTGTTTTGCCGAAGTGCATTACAGTAATATGTCTAAGCTAGAGAACGGAAAGCCTATCTATCGTGAAGATGGTAAAGTATTAAAGGGTAAGGATTACTTCCCACCAAATCTGGAGGCAGTGTTA